GAATCCACCGATACCGCCTTGATACTTAGCCAGACCAGATAATGATGCACGACCCAAGTCACCAAGTGTTCCACGTTCTTCAGGCTTCTCAAACTTATCGAAGTCAATTGGTTTACTGAAATCAGTGATGATCTTTTCAATACCCGCAAGTGCAGGCAAGTCGTCATGAGATACTGCTGCGTTATCCTTGTTACCAAGGAAGGTGGTCAGTCCAGGATTGTCTCTTTGGAAAGTCTGTGAGTTTTTAAATGCGAGATCTTGAGTGATGTTGTCTTTATTGGTGCGAACTGCTTCAACAGGTTTGCCTGTTTTCTTAGAAAGTTCTAATAATTTCGCGTACTCATCAGGGTTCTGTGTCACACCCTGTCTCATTGACAGATTCGTTAACACATCTGTGCTACCTTCACCAGTGCCATACTCAGCTCTGAGTTCGTCAAATATGTCACCGGAAGGTGTATCGGGAGTTTCCGTCAATGGTTCGGAGGCCGCTAACGGTACGGGTTCTACCAGGCTATCTTGATCATCTATACCGAAGTCTTTTCGTAACTCATCGAAGATTGAACCTGCCATTTCATGACCCTGCTATTATTCAGATTGTTTTGATTGATACAATCTTAGCAGAGTTTCAGCGTTGACTTCAATTCTATTCTCGCGTAACTGTTGTGCTAACGCATTACGTTCAACAGTGTCGATGTCATTAAGACTCATATCAGCATCAAACCAGAACCAGCCTGCATCTTCTATGTTCAAACTTCCCATAAAAGTATTCAGCACTTCCTGATACTCAGTCGGGTTCAACTTATCCCGACCTTTTTCTTCCTGCTGCACTCGAAGCTGCATTTCACGAGAGATGAAGTCGTTCAGTTCCCGGTGTGATTTTTTCTTATCGTCATACTTTGTACCAAGTACATTCTCAACCGTGTCGTTGTTCATCTGTAGCTTTGATCGGACCCATGTATAAGTCTGGTCATTACCATCCGGTTTATTTGGATCAGTGAGCGATGCCCACTGTTTGTAGAATATCTGGTAATCTGATTCAGACATGTCAGCCACGTAATCGTATGGTATGACATCATGAGGTTTACTTCTCAACCCATCCATCGCATCAGTCCACACACGAAGATTAGTCTGACGGTTTGGATCCAGATCATTCTTCGCTATATTGTTCTCAAGTTGCACCAAGGCGTTGTACTGACCTGGTAACATCTTACCAACTTGTTCGTTTGGAATGTCTGACGTTCTGGCTCCTTCACGAGTGATCTTGAAATGCCAATCATTGTACATTGCCACTTTTTCTTCAGATTCAATTCGCTTATCGACTGCTTCCTGGTTGCTCAGTTGACGCAGAATCTCATCACGAACTTCCACATCCACACCTTCTTCATTCTCTCGAACCAGCGCAACTTGATCTTTGTAATCAATACCAGCACTACGTAACGCTGTGACTGTTTTATCAACGTAAACCTGATCTTCTTTGGCTTCGATGGATGTCTGTAATCTGATAGTATTCTCAGGACTTAATAGGTCCTGCGATACCGCAGCATCAAAGTCTTCACGCGCCTGGTCCACATCATCTGCAGTCAATGCACCTTGAATCTTCGATGCAAACATGGCTGACTCAAAATCGTTCAACGCTTCACCGATGAGTGCAGGATCGGTTAAACCTTGTAACTTCATCTTTTCAATAATGGCATCTTGTCCAGCGACCAACGCCAAACTAAAGTCACTCGCACGTTCTTTACCTGTGGCATCAACTGTGGTGAGGTCATCAGCATTGTATAATGCAGCTTTCTCGATTGAGTTCTCAATGATTGAATCTTTGGTGGCAATGGTATAATCACGGTTACCACGCGCAGCATGTTTCAAGATACCCTCACCCGAACGAACCAGATCAGCGTTAGTGATTCGATCATAAATCTTCGCAGCTTCTGGATGTAGGTCAGCAGCAGTCTTCATTCGGATGTCACTGAGCTGCTTATTGGTGTCTTCAGCATTATCGTATGCTGTTTTTCCTGCAGTGTTGAAGTATCCAGAATCAGGGTTGTAGAACAGATCCTGTTTGGACCGTTCATACGCCAGCACCGCATTCTCAGCATCAGCTTCAAATCGCTGTGTATCCACTTCCTGCTTTGCTTTCATGAACGCAGCAGCACCTTCGGTCAGTCCCGCAAGTGCTTGACTTCCAAAACTGGACGCAGGTAATTCTGATTTTTTAGCAGTCTGTACGAACTGCGCTCCAACTTCAGGAGTATCGACTCGTGGGATAATAGGCATTAATTAACTCCTTGATACCAGGTTGCTGCAACCTGACCGGCACCTGATAGATATGAACCGACAGCAGAATCTTTTCCTGCCTGATACGCTGCTTCACCATGTTCACGATTAAACTCGGCTTTATCTTCCAACCCGGATGCCATCTCTTCAGCAGATTGACGAATTCGATATGAGCTGATTTCTCGCATCATGTCCGTATCATCTTGAATGTCTGAAGCAGTACCTGCTCCATCAACGAAGATGCCGTTGGCCGCAAGTCTCGCACGTTGGGATGCTTTCACACCAGCGTACTTCAGACGTAGATCACGATCATCCTGTACAGATTTATTACGGACACGCATTGCATCCTGCTCAAGCTGGTCGGCATTAAAGTTCGCCACCGCTTGACTGTTCTCACCTTGATCCTTGGCTGCCTGACCACGGTTTAATGAGTTGATCACCTGAATCCCAATTTGTAACCAATTTATAGCCATAATTTAATCACTCATATCGTATTCAGGAGTTATTGATAAAATCGCCACCGGTAGCGGATCCCGTTGTTGAAAATATATACTACCTTCACTGTCCCAATCAGGGTCAATTGCTACGTCAGTTTCATAAGTCTTTGGTTGAATTGTATCATATCCATCACTCTGGAATCGTGGGCGTATTTCATTCATGTCAATTAAATCTTTACCAACAAATCCACCACGCGATAATAGGAAGCTGATAATAACACGCGACACATCTTTGCGACTATCATAACTATCCGGTTCACCTGTGTTGATACCAAGTGTTTGCACTGTTGCTTCGTAGGGTAGACCGACCTGAACCGTTGTAGCCGCTCGCGGTAATTCAATTGTACCTAAAGCGACTGTGAGGTCCTTCACCACGTTCCCATCAGCCAGCACCGCGACAGCTTCACCTTCTAGATGATCCAACCCGGTGATTGTTGTTGTTGATACACCGGAATAAGTGAAACCCGCGTCAACAAAGAAAGCATTCTCTGGTGTGTCATCGACACGTTTTTCAATGCGTTCGACATATCGGACATCCGCACCGTCAATGTTCCGCTTTACTACAGCATAAACTGCGTCACGACCATCTTCAGTGACACTGGTGATTGATTCAACAAACCCATCAGTGACATGACGATGCCACGCCCAAATTTGCTGCTGCTTCTCGTAGGTTAATGCCAGCATCTGACCATCTGACATCACGCACCACAGAATGTTGTATGGTTCGTGAGCATAAGTCATCTCAACAACTGATCGATCTTTGAATAGATGATATGACAATAATGTTAAATCTACACCGCCATCGCCAGGAACATCTTTGTTGTTCATCATGTCACGTAGACGGTTGCCTTTCTCGGTCACATAGATAATCGAATCAATGATCATCGCTGGTGGTACTTTCGATGCACCGACATACGTTCGCGCTCGTGCTGAAATTGTGGAAGGTGTGAGGACAAAATCTGCACCTTCTGACACAGGATAAATTGCACCTGCGGTCATGATCACCAAACTTTCCAAATCCAGGATGTGTCGGATCTCATCAATCTGTTTACTAGCGATGGTGAACGTGATTGAGTCAGTATCTCTCAAAGGAGATGATCGACGCATTGAATCGTAAATACCTGTTTGTGATGCGTAAAAATTTTGAGGAAATAATACAGTGTTCCCGTACAACTGTCGCTGTTGATACAACCCAACGACGCCAGGGTAATCGGATGCAAAAGGTTTGTTATCCTGTGGCGGTGTAAGACTGACATCGGGACTAACATTGAAGTCGTTAAACAGTGTAGTCTTCGCATACCCAATGAAACCATAAACCAGGTTACCTGTTCCTGTGTCCTTATAGACCGTATAGAACTCAGTATCCGCAACAGCATCCCAGGAAACTTCGATGGCAATCTCATTGGTCAGTGCCGCAACCACTTCCAATTCTTTTTCGATGGACACTAGCGACTCAACACCGTTGAGATCTGTGGATGTGACCACGTACTTGTAAACCTTACCCGTGCCTGCTGTGGTCCCTTTTGGAGTCAATACCACATTAGCCGGTATTCGACCTGCTGAAATCCCATAGTCAACATTGGTCAATGTCCAAGTCAACGCTGCTTCACGAACCAAGTCAGCAGGCGGATGATTATGTTGTACCAGACGTAAAGTATCAGCACTCTGATTAAACTGAATCTCGAATAATTCTGCTGCAAGGTATGGTGTAACTACTTCCAATGGGACACTGGGTGCGCTTTCAAGATACACACCATTTTGAATGATGCGAATGTATAAATTGCCGAATTCTAAAATGTAGGTTTGTTCAGTGTTGAACTGGAATGGAATTAATCGTGTTGCTTTTGTTGAATCCTTAACCTCACCTATGTAACGCATTCCCGCACGGTTATACAATCCACCTTGAGGACGAACGAAGAAATTTTCACAGAGCTTGAGTCCATACTGGTATTGACTCAAATCAACTCGCTCATGAAGTGCAGGGTCCAATTCACCTGCGAGAAAGGCACGTTCGGGTAACTTAGCCATCAATACCGTCCTGTTATTAAGTCAGTTTCCTGTGTCGGTGTATGTCCTTGTTCCTCATCATCATTCTTTAACGCTTCACTCTTTAACGCAGCGTATTGTTCGAGAGCTGTTCGTTGCTCACGTTGTCCTTTCCCTACACCCATGATAGGAACAGCAATCTGTGATCCCATATACCACCCCAACATCATCTTGAAGATAGGATCGAACAAGTTCGGATCTACCACGTTCCATGTGTACTCGGCAACAACATCATCGATATTACAACCAATCACCTTCACACCATCAACGGTTAATACCTCATAGGGAACTGTGTAATCAGGTTCCTGGTATTCAGTACCATACAAACCGAGAACTGTGTTTGATGTGGGTATATTTAACACAGTGACATCACGAATCTTCAATGCGTCAGACGGGTATTGATAACACAAACGCCAGCGATGTAGCGTTTCTGTTCTCAACGCCAATGGTTGAGTCTTTTTAGCAAATGACCAATTAAACTCACGCAACACCTTCTCAACCACGAGAGGGTATTTGAGTTTGCAAACTTGAGCTTCCCTAGTTGATTCATTCAACGAGTTAATTGACTGACCGCGAATGTTCAACAAAGCATCATTACAAATTTCAACAATAGTAGACACAGGAAGCTCCTTTTTTAAAGTGTTTCAAGACCTTCACTAGCATCCGGTAAGTTTGGCGCATCCGGTACAGATTCAGCTTCAGATAAGATAGTAGACTCTGATACCGATGCTGCTGATCCAGCCATCGCCATAGATTCAGCTTTCTCTTTCGCTTCCGCTGTTGATCTACTTCGCGCGGCAGGAACATCACCATCTTTCAACGGCTTTGGATCCACCCATGACGGAATAGCATCTTTCTTGAACGGTTTGTCTGTAGTCAGTATGTTTCGCTTCCGTGGACTGTACATCACGTTCCCAAAAACACCTGTCTCGGTTACTCGATACCTTGGCATCTCGTGTCTCCTCAAAAAAAAATAAAGAACGATGACGGTGTTACCCGTCATCAAGTCAATCAAGCACCTGTGACGTTAGTCTGGTTACCTAATGTTGGACCTACTGTCACCCGACCTAAAGTCGGCGGTGTACCTGCAACAGTGTAGCGCGTTCCCAGGTAGCGTTCAGTAATACCACTCGGTAAAACCTGCATGAACATCTGCTTACCCGGTATCAGGTCAGCCAATGCAACCTCTTCAGTGGCTAACACTGTACTGGCTGATAGGTCTGAGTTTGCGCTGGTTTCCAATGTGAACGTCAGAGTAGTCAACGTATTAAATGCTTCAGTGACTTGAGCTAAGAAGCAGATAGGAGTTCCTTTACCCACATCAAAGTTCAACGCCGCCGCAGCAGCATACGGTGTACCCGGCACACCCAGATCGATCACGTTAGTCGATATAGCAGTTGCTGTAATCGCCTGATCGTCTGAGAGTATTTGTTGTGCTGAAAGTATCATAGATTTTCTCCAAATCTCAATGAGGAACCGTATCAATTAAACGATACGCGCCTCAGTATTAAGGATAGCATCCGTTTCACGAATCGGTATACCACGGTAAGTCATTACTTCCTCACCCTGAATTTCCTTCACTTTCAATCGAGTGAAGTTGTCCGATGCGCCTGCGTTGGTTCCCAAAGCATCCAATGCCTCAAGTACGTCGCGGTTGCAATAAATACACTGCTTGCCACCAGGTACACGGCGAGTCTGTAACTTGTAATATGCTTTACGCATAAACTTGTACAAATCCACTGAACCAGCATCCATCAAGCTTACATCGATGTTTGCAACTCGTGCCACGTAACGCCAATCTTTAACTGCGAGACCTGCGTGCCATGTGAAAGTTTCTTCCATTGCATAGTAAGCGTTACCAGCAGCATCAAGTACACGCTGTTTACCGTGATCTTCACGCTTGACACCAGCCTGAGTACCCGCGGGATACAACATCTGACACTGACGATCACCCCATGTAACGAACCAGACAGATGTGTTGTCTGCACCGACACCACCTGCATCGATAATCTGATTACCGTTAGCTGCTGATAATGAGTTGAAGCGTGGCCCGAAGCCCATGAACTCTTCAGGATCAGATACTGTGTTGCCGTAAAACAATTTAGTAGCGATTTCCTGATTCATTGCTTCAAGGTAGGCTGATGCTTCCGACAAACGGATTGCACCTTCTTTACCATTGGATAATTCCAACACACGAATATCAACAGTTGAGCGACCTTCCACAAAACCTGTGGTGTCTTCGACTTGTACGGTGTGAGACTTGTCGTTCGGAATACCCTTATACAGTTGACCCCAGGTCACTGCAGGTAATCCACCACGAACTGTGTGTTTGTGTTTTGCGCCGCTGTTACATTCAACTGCAATTGCATCATCCAAAATTGGATTCATTTCTGCAAGCATTTCAATGACTTCAGCGATGCCCCCTTGACCATCGTCTAATCGATACATATCAATTAGATCGAAGTATGTGTTGCCGATAATAGCCATAAGTTTTTATCCCCTTGTTAGCTTTTCGGATATAGAGCTGACACTCTGTCTTTCTTCTCAGTACGCACTTCAGTACGCCCACCAGGGTTATCTTCCTGTGTGAGTGTACCAAGTTTGTGTAAGAATCTAAACACAGTTGGTTCCTGAATTAAACCCGAATCATTGAGTATACCGCGTAGTTCCGGTGATCCAAGCTTATTCAGTGCAGAATCGACAAGACCTTTGGACTTTTCAAAATTGGCTCCACCAAGATCTTTATCAGCCTTGATTGTCTCATCCCACTGCTTCTTTTGTGCCGACCACTCATCCGATTGACGTTGACTATCTTTCTGTTTCTGATCCAGTTGGAAATCAAGTAGCTGTTGTGCCTCTTCCTGACTTAAACCCATCTCATCAAAAATAGGTGTAAGTGATTGAATCAGCGGGTCAACATCTTCTTGAGTCACACCTTCTGGTAACGTGAATTCAGAATATTCATCATTGTCAGTATCGGTTTCGGTGTTGGTCACATCGTTGGAGTCATCAGTTGACTGATCACCCTCATCACCTGACAGCTGGTCGTCAGTAGCTGGTGTCACATTAGTTTCATCAACAGACTGCTGATCAGCGGTCGAAGTTTCTATTGCATCAGCATTGTCTGATCCGGTGTCGTCCGGGGTTTCAGTCACATTACTCATGGAGTTTTTCCTCTATCATTTTCAAATATAGATCTTTATCAGCATTCTTCAACATAGTGACTACATCAAACCCAACTGACTTTCGACCCTCGTTAAATATCGTGTGATTCGATTGACCGTTAAACGCACACTTATCAATTCCTGTACGATCTAACACCCAGGTAAGAACCTTGCGACCTTGAGTCGTCCTCATTACATCATTGAAGTCTTCTTCGATGTTATCATCCATCGTTCTTACCGCCAACTAAATCACTTAACATGTTTGGATCATCTAATGACGGCGCATTCGCCATCTGAGTTGCTGTTTGTGCAGCCTGTGCAGCCTGTACTTGCTGCTGCTGCTGCTGCATTGCTGCTGCTTCCTGTGCAACCACTTCATCAAACTCGTCATCAGTTCGGATCAGATCAGGTGATACACCGATAGCTTCACCATAGTCATCAACAGCTTGTGCTACATTGAACTTGTGTCGTGCTTCAGGCCAGATGTTCGTCAAGCCCCCAACGAAACCCGCTAACTGTTCAACACCTGCGGATGCAACCATTCGTTGAGCCTGTGCTAATACTGAGATGTATTCAACACGAATCTCCTGACCCTGTAACTCGGTTGGCGGTGGTGGAAGAATTCCGGCCTCCATTGCAATGTTGAATGTTCGATCAATCAATGGGTCTAAAAGTTCATTGTGTAATCGCTCCAATACGGGACCAAGCATTAACAATTTCTCTTCATGACGTTCGGCAACTTCTCGCGCAGTGATCTGTCGTCGGTCACTGTTCGCCAACATTAGGAATAAGTCTTCGTAGAATGTGCGAGAAATCCGATCTTCTAACGCATTAATATCGTTGATAACATACTGTAACGGGAAGTTGACTTCGTAGATTGGACGCAACGCCTGGTTTGGTGAGCTGCTGTCCTCAAATAAAATGGTATCTGGTTTTAAGGTTTTCACCTTATTCTTCAGTCCTGATGGACCCTGAAGTGGCGGCTTAACCATTTTAGCAATGGCTTCGTACTTCATTTTTTCAGAAATTTGAAGACCTTTGGTGTCACCCAATGAATCCAGCCCAGGACACATTGATCCATAAATATCTTCCCCGGTGACATCCCACCTGGGACCCATGACCGGGAATGAGTTGAAACCTGATTCACGTAGAAATTTCTCAACAGAACGAGTCGATGTTGTCTTTCCACCACTCGAAGATCTCACACCTTCAAAGTAAACAGACCGAAACTTCTTATTAATGGCGAAAACACCCATACCGTCAGCATTGTCATTTGGTTCAATCAAATGTGTTACATCGACCCATGACTCAGTGTCGCCATTGTCCCAACGATTCTTCACATCATGTGACACGTTGTCCTCACCGAACTCTTTTACTAACTGACCGACAGTCAACTGATACTCTCGTGCAAACGTATCAACCTGGTCTTTACCATTCATTCCCAACATATAGGAGCCAATGGTGTACTGTTTCAATCGAATCACATTATCAAAGTCTTCAAAGACACCGAACGCGGCTGTACCAAAAACACCCAACTCGGCATACGTTGAGTGCAACACATTGTAAGTGTTTGATCGGTTGTAGATCTCACGCATGAGACGTTCAACCTTCATCAGCCAGTCCTTCACAGGTCCGAATTCCATCAATGCTTTATCTGAAAGACCCAATCTGAACCAAGGACGCGCAGGTGATGTGATGCCCGCCATCATACCAGCAGCCATTGTTCGACCCGCTAAACGTGATGTGTTGTTTAATTGTTTGGTGTTTCGCTTGTAACCTTTGTTACGATCAGTGACTAAAAACCTTCCACGATTCGACAAATGATAGTCTGATAATTCACGCCACAGGGGAATGAATGTAGCTCGCTCTGATGCCAACAATTCAACACGACGACGATAATGCGTCAACTTGTTGAGTGTCGCTGTGTTCATAGCCTGGTCAGTCATTTTACATCCCTTACACGTTAATAACGATGAGTGTAGCATCACCACTCATCGTTTTACCAATTTTTCATCACTACCTGTTTCCACTCAATGCGGTTTGAATACTAACTGCTGACTGATTCACAGCTTTTTTAGCAGTCGGCTTCACACCTCGTGATCCTGTTGCCAGTTTACCACCGAGTGACGCACGATTACGTTCACGAATGCGACGACGAATCTCATCCATGCTGAATCGATCAGCCCAATTGATTGGATTACCATCATCATCTAACTCAGGTTCGGGTGTAACTGGGTCGACTGGATCATGCTTTTCATTTGGAACTGGGTTGAGATTGGTGTCAATTGGATTCAACAGATTTGGTACTTCTTCGTCAACCTTCTTCTGGGTTTCCTTGACTACATTCTCCTGGATACCAATTTGTTCGTCTGTGATACCAGAATCAGGATTGGTTAATTGTTGAGACTTCAACGCATCAGCAGCAGCCTTACTCGCATCATTCTGATACAGTCGTTCAGAACGGGTCACTTTGTTGGATGATGTCGCGGCCTTCTTTTCACCTCTATCGGTAATACCGGCAATCTTATCAGCCCTCAATGCAGCCTTTTCGTCAGCAGTCAGTGTAACGCCGTTAAGTTGTTTCCATCGAAGTTTGAATTTATCAGCAGCAGTCATACGTTCGCTTTGTGCTGAAAGTTCGGTGTAGCTACTCAGTTCCTTTGCTTCGACAGGTTTTGCCTCAAATTCACCATTTGGTCCCGCCTCAGTTAATGTTGCGTTGTAATCTTTAATTCCCTGATCACGTTTAATCTTATACTGATCACGCGAGTCCAACCCAGCAACATCACCCGAATCAACCTTCTTGTTGAAGTCCTTTCTCTGATCTTTAGCAGAACCGATTGTCTCAGTTGTGCCGTCAGCGCGAGTTACAGTTGTACCATTCTTCAACGTATCCTTTATAGACTTTAATTGGTCCACTCTCTCCTGTGCAGCAGCTTTCTTCGCTGGCGTGTCAGCAGCTTTCAACTCCTTCTTTGCATCACGAGCCTGCTGCTTTAACAACTTCTTGCTGATTTTATCCGCATCCTTACGAACTTTCTTTGTCTCTTTTTTCTTCACTTTCACAGCTTTTTTCTGCGACTTTTTAGCCTTCTTCTCAGAACGCGCGGCCTGTTTCTGCGACTTTTTAGCCTTCTTCTCGGCTTTCTTCTCTTCTTTGCTCTTCGCCATGGTTAATCCCCCAACGGATCATAATCGTTGTCAAGTTGTATTAGTGATCCACCCGCTGACATTTGACCATTGTGATCAATTACAAGTGGTGCGACAGGTCGTGCGAAAGTTAATGACAACGCATCACCCCAATCAGGTGATGCCATGCCTCGTGATTTCATATCCTTCTTACGCTCCAATACCAACTGATTGCGTTCATTGTGATCATACAACCGACCAGTCAACTCAGATTCTAGCTCTGGATGGTTCTTGATACAACCACCAGCAAACAACCATTGACGCATCTTAGCCCACATTTCAGCAGACATGTTGCAATATAACTTCTCATTGATTGCTTTAGAACCAAAGTTAATACCCTGCACCGGGTAACCCAGTTGTATTAGTCGATCAACAATGGGACCACCTAGTCCAGTTTCATCCAGGAATATGACATGAGGCTTATGACGATCAAAGATGTCAGTCAGTTTGCTGACCAGGACCATCGAGTCACGAGTCTTCTCACCAGGTATTCGATAAGTCTTTTCACTGTACGCATCAAAGCCACGACGAAACTGAATCATATTATTATCAGATCCACCGCGTGCCACATCGACACCGCAGATCAATGGATCATCACCCAACGACTCAATGCGACGACCTGCTGCTGATGATACGATGTCGTTCGGTATGAACTGCATATCAGATGCTTTAGGGAATCGACCCAATACACGTACTCTGAAAAAGTCAGAATCTTCACCCCAATCTTCAGCCCACTTCTTAATTTGAGTTTTGTTCGTCATCTTCGCAGAACGAGAGTCAATCTGCTTATTCACCCAACGATGCTTCTGCCCGTGGAAACACTTGTGAAACATTCCACCGTTACGAGTTGGGTTGCCGAAGACGAAGTGCATTGGTTCGCCATCTGTTTTACCACCTTCGGCAACTTCCCAGATCTTGTCTGGAACGGCTGATGCTTCATCGAATATGTAGAAAGGTGTTGATCCTGCGTTGTGTAGGCCAGCGAATGATTCACTGTTCTCTTCACGACAGGTCTGTGCATCTACGCGCCATGACTCAGGAAACTCCAAGTGATAAATGTTCATTGATCCACGACCATTGTTCCACTCGAACCAATGCCCGGTGATACATCGCTTCTTCCACTTACCCAACTCACCCCATGTTTTTGTGCGAAGCTGGTCAGATGTGTTAGCAGTCACGATACCTTTGCAATGTGGTCGTGTTGACATGATCCATAGAATTAACCAAGCCGTTAATGCTGAGTTGTGTGTCACAATGAAATCATTGGTTAAATAGAGTTGGTCCTCGGCTTCAACCTCAATACACATACCATCCATCAAACCAACTGGTTCAATACTGTCAATCCAACGTGCAATATATCTATGTTCTGATGCCTTCCATGCAGCTTTTCGGTCTTCGTGTGTAAATGGATTAGTATCTGTGTTTATTGCAACCCTATAACAAGGTCGTCCTTGTTTCTTTTCACCTTTATAAGTGTAACTAGGGTACTTCGTGGTTGGTTGTTTTGATGCTTTATAACCTAAACTTCTAGCTAACCAAATGACATCATTTAAAAGTTGTTTGCTTGTTGTACTGTAACCACATGATCCTGATTTATTAACCTCGCCATCACCATCCATGAAACCATTAAATAAGTTTATTCTTTGTTCCACACTTGCATATTTGTAACTGTCGGGAATATATTTTTCCCAACTTCGACATTTGAACACAGGTTCAGACGACCAATCTACATTTAATATTCCTACAGATCTACCACACTTGTATTCTGACACTTTACTATGGTGATGTTGTCTGATCTTGTCACGCACTGCTTCGCTCTTTTTGCTAATACGACTTCCATTACCGTCACTGAGCCATAACCCCATGATATAAGGATCAAGAGGTAAACCGTTTGCAGTATCAAACTCAGCAGCACCTTGTATTGGTATCTCCCATTGACGTGCTGTTGTTGTTCCATTTGGACGCTTTACACCATCTTCCAGTATTTCAACGGTCTCCATGGTTCGCCAAGTATCAAGTTTATTCCTGCGTTCCTGTCTACCTCTCACATTCCACTCATGTTCACCGGAAACTACCGAAGAACTTCCATCATCGAATGTAACCTTGTAGTGTATACGTCGATAACGATTGGTAGCTGTGATTTTCGTTGGTTTGCCATTACCTCCAAACACATAATCCCCTACTTTCAAGGAACCCCATTTTTTATTCATCATTTTGGTTACCCCTATGTTTCCATAAGAGTCCATCATGGTCACAGGTACGGACACAACGGTTGAACATGGACTTCCTTTACCAATACCGTGACCTGATGCAATGGCATACTGAATCGGGTCAACCGGATCAACACCATTGAAGTCACGATCATCGACCTGCTCACCCAGATCACTGAGTAAATCCACCTGCCATTGATCAGGACCATCGAATCCTTCCAGGTCACCTTCATTCCAGTCAAATGCCCACAGCACGAAGCCGAGTGGGTCATCGTAGAACTCAGACACCTGATCAGCGAGATCAACCTCAAGGTTACCCAGTTTAGCTAAACTCATAAGAAACTCGTCGGCATAGTTGGTGGAGTTGGTACGTCCGGTGTCGTCAATCCTTTTCGTTCCCGGTTACGCTTGTTCATTCGTTCACGACCCTTAGCGATTCGTGCAGCCAGTTGAGTTTCAGTCACGTTGAGTGTCTGCTCTGCGAACGCACGAACTTGAATATGTTTACCGATGAGATCCAGCAACGCCTTTTTATCCATGAATCGCGCCTCCACGGTTTCACCGATCTTGAGCTTCACACCTTCCATCGTTTCCCAATGCTCACGCACCTTCACACCAACACCGGATCGACGGAACTGTTCAGGCCATTGATGGACCGGAAGCATACTATTCGTCTCTTCATTGTAGATGTCAGATACATCACTATTGTATTGCAACAGCAGTTCCTGCAACACCCAGTTCGCGTCGATGTCCAGTTGCTCGATACGTTGACGCATCTTCTCATCAATTGCACCACGTATAATTGAATCTGAATCATTGACCCAGGATCTCGCAGTATTGACACCGATACCGACAGATCTCGCAGCAGCAGCAATATTACCGGGGTTCTTACAATACTCCATAACAAAAAGCTGCTGTTGATGTGATATTTGATTGAAGTAATCCATGTTAAATTACCTTCGCCATGACAGTACACTCATTGGTCATTGATGAATAATTGTCACAAGTGTATCAGATTAACGATGGATTACAAAAATAGGTCGGCAGGTAATGATGGATAGATGAAACCAGTGAAACCTTCCTGTAATGACTCGGGACGCTTCCTGGCATCAGTGGAGCAAGGTTCACTGAGTAACTGCAACAGCTCACCTTGTCGATTGTACAGTCCCCAGACGATCCAACGATGACACACCCGCAATCGCATCTGTCCGTCACGTGATCGACGCTTGATGAACGTGCCTGGTGGAGCTGATACAGTTTTAAGTTTACGAATCATTGGGTTGACCTTGAACGGTTCCATACTCGAATTGAAATTCAGTTCTGTCAAACATAATAGCCCTCTCAATATCTTCAGCCATTATGACTCCAACACGTTTCTGTATTAAAGATGATTCACTGTTGCCAATGAACTCATCATGTTCGACACCATTTGAAATCATCATTCATTTCCTCAGTAATTATTGACATCCTGGAGCGTAGCACCATTGTAACACAATTGTCAAACGTGTCGGCATTCGCGTCATTGACCAGGTGATGTCTGGTGGCTGGGGGATGGTGGATGAAAAATGTTGATAGCAGCAATCTACAAGTGTTTTTACGTAAAAACGTCCATAGAATCTCAGCTACCACTTGTTTGAATCCACCAGTCCACCAGTCCACCAGATATTAGCAACATCTAATATTGTTCTTATATATATTCTTCTTCTAAGTCTTTGTTTTTAAAGGAGAAATAGAATATATAAGAGAAAGGAACAGTAGAGAAAATGGGAAAAATTGTCTGGTGGATCATTTTTTGACCATCCACCAATCCACCAGACTTTCTGCGTTTTTTCACGACAATCATCCCACAGCCCAGGAACCACGCGGCCTCGCAAATCTCACGACATAAAAATCCATCCACCAGTATATTAGCAACTACTGGTATCAGAATCATGCAGTTGTGCCATTTTTTCACCAATAAGATCAGTTGTGCCATTTTTTCACCAATACTCAGCACATAATTCACTAATAAAAATGACCACACTTTAAAAGGTATTATTATTTACATACAATTTGTTACACATTTGTGTTGACAGTAGTAACTCAAGTTGCTACTGTTCATAATGAAAGCAACAAAACAACTGAGGAATTATCATGAAAATTAGAAATAAATACACAAGTGCAGTCATCTTCTCTGACGACTCTGAGTCCATGAAACAGTGCGTCGTTGCTGCTGTAAAAGCTAACATCAATCTTACCGGTGCCAATCTAACCGGTGTCGATCTATTCGGTGCTGATCTACACATTGCTAATTTACGCGATGCTAATTTACGCGATGCTAATTTACGCGATGCCAATCTAACCGGTGCCAATCTAACCGGTGCCAATCTATTCGGTGCCAATCTTACCGGCGTTAATCTAACCGGAGTTAATCTACGCTATGCTGATCTAACCGGTGTCGATCTATACGATGCTGATCTACACATTGCTAATTTACGCGATGCTAATTTACGCGATGCTAATTTACGCGATGCCAATCTAACCGGTGCCAATCTAACCGGTGTCGATCTATTCGGTGC